AGGACTTCCTTTTAGTTTCCTAGGAGTTTTGTTAGCAAAAGACCAAATTTCACCCGTTTCATTATCAACACCATAATTTTCAAACTCCATAAGCTTGCCATTCACCATATGTTTTAACGGTCTAATAATTTTTCCCATATAAATTCTCAAAAAAAAGATTCAAGACTACCACGCTTTTCAGTTTTCCAACCAATCACATCTAATATATTTTTAATTGGTTGAAGAAATGACTTGTCAAATTGTAAATCATAATCAATATATTTTTCCAAATCAAATTCTTTTGGTAAATGAGTTGAAACAGAAATTACATTCTCATGTAATGGATTTGGTTCCTTTAGATATGCAAACTTAATCTTTTCACTCTCACGAATAAATTGATACTTTTTAGTAAGTTTATGTTTTCTTAATAGATGATTATATAATAGAACACCCCTCACATGAATTGGTGTACCTTTTATATATATACTTTTTGTAGATGAATATTTTTCAACACCATGAACTGATCTTGGAAATGCTATTTGGTCAAAAGACAAATTATTAAATTCTTCACGATACTCTGATATACTTTTCATTACAGTATCTTCATCAGTATTAATAATAGTCTTAATTAATTCTTGTATATAATTACGACACCATTCAGGCGTAGAACTACGAACACTCTCTATGCCCATGATCTTGAGCTTGGGCTCTTTATACTTTACCCCTTCTGAATCATAAACATTAAGTATGTATCTTTTTTTTGCTGTCCAAATACCCTTATCTGCAATAACCTCTCTACCCATCTGCATCTTTTGTGCATAAGAGTTCACATACGAATGAAGAACTTGATAACTATTATTGATAAATGGTTCAATTTTATCCTTACTAATCTTATCCAAGAAGGTGATAATTTTTGTTGTGTCGTTAGTCTCTCTTGTCTTTTTAAAGACCTCAGAAACAAGTCTGTCAAATGTGACATATATGCTATCCGTATCTGATGCGACAACATAATCAATATCCTTTGTATTTAATAGTTTATTGATATATGTATTTATACTTTTATCAATCCAACGAATTGCAAGCTGTCCTGCTGTAGTTATGCCCTCGGCCATTTCAAGTGAATAATAACGAAAATGTTGATTTGCTAATGCACCATAAGCACTATTCAACAAAATCTTTTTTGACATTTGAATATTATTATATCTGGATATATTATTAATAACCGTTTGTTTATTCTTATAATTACCATCTTCTAACTTTTGTTGTTCTTGCAACATCTTTTTCTTAAACGCCACTCGTTCATTATACATATCTTCCATCAGTTGTGGAAGAAATCCCTTTTTCTTTAAAGTAAAATGTTGACCATTTGGAGTAAGTGTTAGTTGTTTTGTTTTTAAATAATCAGTATCTAATTTCTGTTCTAACAATCCTGTTACTCCAATATCTCTGGAATCAGAACACACAACACCATCATATAAAGTTTCTGGACTTATATTATACTGTTGAATGAGATGAGGATACAAAGAATTAAGATCAAAACTCACTACCCATTTATGCAATCCAGCTTGTGGTTCTTTAACATATGCACCAATAATCTCTTTTCTTTCACCTTGATCTGTCTGTTGAGGAATAATAATGTTCTTACGTTTTAAGAAATTATAGATAATGGCATCCCAAGTTCTCACGGGAGAGAATACATCTTCAAAATTAATCTTCGATTCATATGCAAGAGTAATAACCAACTCAAGCAACTTCATCTTCTCCTCAAGCTTCTCTACAATCTCAACATCACGGATATTGTATTCAATAAATTTCTGGTAATTCGTTTTATATAGATCATATCCCTGTACATCTTCTACGGATAACTTTTTCAAACCAAGTTCTACTGAACCAATGTAATCTAAACGATATGATTCTCTAACTTTGTATGTAAACTTCTTATACAAATCAATATAATCTAATGTAGATACACCAACAAGAGTATAAAACTGATTTTCTCTACCGGCTATCACAACACTTCGATCATTCAAAACACCAACAGGAGATAATCTTGCTGGTTGTTTATCAAGATTCTTAATGCGATTAACTAGATATGGAATATCAAAGAACTTACAATTCCAACCAGTAACAATATGTGGATAATTAGTTTCCCACCATTGAAGAAAGTTCTCTATCAAATCATCTTCATCATCACATTCATTATAAAATATTTTCTTTGTTTGGTCATGTGGAACATAACCACTTGTTCCCCACACATGGTATTCATCTGTTGAACTATTATGAACTGTGATTGCTGTAACATCAGAGGCAGCTGCTTGAATGTTTGGAAATCCATGTTCAGCAGAAACTTCAATATCTATTGTATAGATTCTAAGTTTGTTTATGTCCCATTGAAACTTCTTCGGATATTTCTCAGAAATATATTGAACAAGATAATTTGAATTACCATAAACAGGAAAATCAGTAATACCTTTATGCTCTTTAATGAAATTTCGACAAGTTCCAATATCATCAAACTTCATATCAGCAACTGGTTTACCATCTAATGTTCTATAATTACATTTATCGAGAGGAGCTTGGACATACATGGTAGGTTGAAAACTCTCAGAATATGAATGTTCTTCATTTCCAGAAAACTCTCTAACATATATTTGATTGTGTAGTAAACTAATGTAGGTGTAAAACTTCATTATATAATTATACCAAAAAATAGATCAAAAAACAAGGAAAACTAATGAATAAGTTTTTCTTCGTCAGGTACAATAAGTCCCGAACCAAAGACCCTGTTATATTCATTCTGTAATTTTGTGTCGGGTGTAACTACTGCCATAATGTGTTGGTCTTTGATAAAGATTTCTTCATCTTCACCCAATGGGATCCACGGCTGAAAACCAATCTTATTTTGTGCCACAGGAACCATCACTACAGGATTAAGAATAGAACTCTTTTCTTGATCCCATTCACCAATCAATTCTTCACTTGTAATTAATTTTAATACTTTAATATTCATCTCATCTCCTATTCAAGCTGGCAGAAGGACTTGAACCCTCGACCTGTTCATTACAAGTGAACTGCTCTACCAACTGAGCTATGCCAGCATTATTCAAAAACTTTATCATCAAGCTCGGCTGCTCCTTTAGCTTCATATTCTCCAACAGACTTAATGCCGACATTTCCAATACTATACTTTGCTTGCAAGTCCCATTCATCTTTCTCACCAAACGGAAGAATCTTTAATTGACGAATTGGAACAGTTGGTTGTGCTTTTTCTGGAACAACAAGTTTCACCAGCTCCCATTCATGCAAAAGATTAGCAACTGTATTTCTTCGTTCAATATCATTCTCAGAAATATTAGTTGGCTTACCATCAAGCGCAAACAATTCTTTAAAATGAACTATGTAATATTTACCTTGTTTGTGAAGTATATGGCATGATTGAAATAACTTTTTTTCTTTTCTTGAAGCTATTCCAATTCGTGTGAGGGTTTCTTTGACTTTTAAAAAATCATCATCTTCTTTTAATTTCACTTCAACCATATCATCTATTGACCACTTCGCTACATCTTCCATTGTAATCTCCTTTCAAATTCATAAAAAAACCATTATATAATATTTATACTACGGAGATTTTCCACCCTTGCTCAATCGCTGTTTCAGCTTATTAACATCATCCTCAGTCAATATATCTAAACATTCTAACGCTCTTTTGTTACTATACTTGTAATATTCTTTAACAACAGCTAAATCTTCTAACTTCTTTACTTTAATCCAGCCCTTAAAAGGTCTTTTCTTTTTATCAACTGTCTGATGTAAAAAATCATAATGTGCTTTAACCTCAAGCATTGGATTCTCATTCATCATATTTGCATAATGTATCAAATCTGGATGATAAGATAAAGAACGATTTATGAAAAATGGTTTATAATCTTTTCGTTCTCTAATACAATCACCATCATAATCATTCTTCTTCATCAAATCATTCGCATACTCAAATGGATTCATTAATCCTCCTCTGGAGGTGGATGATCTACTCTCCAATCACTTTTCATATTAGCCTTCAAAGTATCATCATATGGATTCCAATTTATATCTCTCAGCCTAGCAAGTGGATTCACTTTCCTCTTCTTCCTTCGCAGTGGAAGCTCTTCACTAAAAGGACCGTCAGCGTGTCTTTCGTCTGGATGTTGATTCATGTATTCTTCTATCTGAGCTCGACCACGTTCAATTTCATCTTTCCATCTATTCAACCACTCTTGTTTGTCTGAGATATTTTTATCTTTATCATCTTCTTCTGAATTTAAAAGATGATTCATACGAATATCTTTTATTCTTTGCTTTTCATCTTTTGGTAATTTAGTCCATTGTTTATGAAGAATGTGATTTAAATTTTGAAAAAGATGATGATACAACTGCTCATTCTCTAATGCAGCCGCAAAAGCAAGAACAAGAGTAAAAGTCTTATTTAAATCCTCCAGATCCCCAACATAATTATCGTCTTTTCCTTGAAGTTCACGACTGATTAATTCAATCTCACCATTAACGCGAACAACTAAAGCACTATCATCAGCATTCAACTTCAATACAAGTTGATCTTTATTATTAGGATCTTTTTTTGGTTTATCTTCGTTTGCCATTTATAATACCTCCACTAGTATTTATAAGTCGAACACACTTGGTGCTTGTGTTTCTTGTTTGCGTTCATTAAATACTTGTTGTAATAATTGATAATTATCGGCGTTTCTTGGTTTTAAAAAGACTGTTTCTAATATCCCTAAATTCTTATATACTTTTGGGGCAAAAGCTTCCTTATATACCTCCATCATATCAGCATGTAATAGCCGATTTGTCATCTTATTATACATCATTTGAAGAAATAAATTATGGAAACCAACCATCATATTAAACTTAATAAAAGAAAGTTTTTCTTCACCCTTTTTATTTGTCTTATATGTATTA